GTGTTTATTATCTTACGTTTCATGGTTATTTAGCCTTATATTCACGAGAATACTACACTATTTTTAGGGAGTTGTAAACCCCCTTTTTTCATTTTATAGGAAAAAAATTAAATAATATTATTTTCATTCGCTGTTATCACCTGGCATTTTAAGAGGACGGTTTAAGAAGTCGTGTCTAGGATCTTGACCATCGATGCCACCTTTCATATATGCACCAAAGAAGGAAGCATAGTTAATAAGGTCGACGATAGAATCTTCTAATGACTCGAAGTTTGGTTCATAATCAGGATCTAATTCCATAGACTCCATAACAGACTGCAGGCGAAGCATCTTGCCAGTCATAATGTCCAGGATAGTAGCACATCCACGTGGATAGTACATAGCTTGTCGAACACGTGACTTTGGATTCTGGTAATCGTTACCTTTTTGGTTCTGGATCTCTGCAGCACGCTGTAATATTTTCAATGACTCTTTCATATTAATCCCCAACAGCTAATGAGAAGTTGCCGTGGTTGTCATTATGGTTTGGTCCAACCCAATCATCCGGTTTAATCAGATCCGGTAAGCCGAATGGATTAGGGCGGCCAGGTTTTACACCAGGCGATTTTTTCATATTAGCTATCCAGATCTCATTCCAAGCCTTCCATGCATCTACACCGAATACGTCTAGTGTACCAATAGCAAAGACACATAGATCGATTAGTCCATCTACAATCTCTTCGGGATCTTTGTTATCAATAGCCTCACGGGTTTCATCCAGCTCTTCCTCTACCATATTAAGGCGGAAGCGGAGATAAGTCTGCATTAGTTCTTTATCGTGTTTATTCTTTTCAAACCACTCGTGCACGCCGAACTTATCGTGCATTTTGTTAATATCTGCTACCCAATTTTCTGACATGGATTACCTTTCTTAATTTCACATAGCACATTATAATAGAATTATCTAACATTGTAAACACTAAAGTAGCGTTCCATCATACTGGGGGTCGATTTTTTTAATCCCTAAAGCCCAGTTTTCCGCTGCATCCTCTACATATCTCAAAGACTTCCCGATGAAATCTTCTTTGTGAAACCACTTAGCGGAATCCTTTTTATAATATTTAAGATAAAAGTATTCCTCTTTATAGTCCACGTGTATTTCACAGTATTCTGATTTATCATCCTTATAGAAGGTAGACAGCTTTTTTCCCATTTATTCCTCCTTCATGAAGTTTACCATTTTTGGATAGATTTTAGATATAGCTCGAGCTACCTCCCTCGCCAATTCCATATGTTCTTTCTGGGTTCCATTTGCCGAACGTAGCTCGACATAATGTATCCAGGAGCGAATAGTACCATTAACATAGAGCCTACTAACTGTATTACCTTCAGGCAAAACTGCCCTAGCTTGTTCTTTTGCGATTCCATTTTCTATTGCCCAATTATATGCAGCTTTTGCTGTGTTGATCACACCTTGCTGATACCCTTTCCACATTTGCTGAAGTTCAATATTTTCATTATCAATACTATTCTGTCGATTCTTTGGATCTTGTAAGCGAGCATCTCTTATAACAAAATCATCATCAAGATCACGAATATCAGCATACCGCTGAGAAAACTCTTGAAATGAAAACGATCTGTGCCGGAGGAGCTGTCTTGCGATGTCTCTTGTGGTTTCGACTTCAATACAGGCTGATGCCATTTCGAAGGGTGACCAGTGTTTGTGCTTGATGAGGTAGTCGAGTAGCTTTGTCGTTGTTTTGGTGTTAGCCTGGTTCGACGGGTTGGAGACACGGGCACAATACGCGACGAGGTCTTGGATGTTATCCAATCCCTTGTAAGCCGCTTCACCTGCGTGGATACGACCGCCGGGTTGGCTATAGGAGATAAGCTTTGCATGCATATACTTATGATACCTCTTTCAATTTTTTATATCGAGATTGGGGAGAAACCTTAACTTTTATAAACGGTTTATTAGTCTGTTCCTTATTTGGATTGGCAATAGTATAGACTACGGTCCTGCCTTTATCTAATGCCCGTTGCTTATTTAACATTTTTTCCAGAGGCGTTACGCCTATCCCAGCTGTCTTCATTGATGATCTAGCCATTATAATTTAAACTCCTTAAATCGTTCATTCATTTCTGTTTTATCAAATGTAGGCGTATCGTCTACTAAGTCACTGGATCCTTCTGAATCGAATAATCGCATTTTAGACCGATCTACACCCACTAAGAATCTCTTATTAATGTTTGGATCATTATATCTATTCTTTAATTGTTTTACCATAATCTGATTATCTTTAGAAAGCTCATCATTTGATATTAGGGCAAACATTAAGTCCGCCGTTGCGGGTAATCCAAAAGATTCGGACGTATCTTCAAGCCCAACATCCGAGTTAGAATAACCCGAACGCGTCGTCTGCGTTGCAGAGATAATCGGAACGTTGAACTCGACTGCAAGGCCTCGGATCTCTTCGGCAATAGCTTTAATATATGAGTAAGAATTAATAGATCCTCCCATCCCTTTCATACGTGCGGATGCACATATATTTAAATAGTCTATGAAAATAATATCAGGTATAAAGTTCTTTTTTAGCTTTAGCTCATTAAGCAAAGCACGAAAATGATTGGTGTGGGCCTGACCTGTTGGGTATTCCTTTATAATTAATTTACCATTAGTCTTGGCAGCAATCTGTGAAACTTTATTGACTAACATATCCTTAGATAGGGTTTCCAGCTGGTCAATAGGTACATCCAAAAGATTTGCATCGATACGTTCCGCGATCCGTTCTTCGCTCATTTCCATTGTAATATATAAGACGTTCTTACCATCGTTTAAAGCCGCGGCACTGACGTGACACATAAAAAGAGATTTACCCACGCCCGTACCCGCGAGAGCGATGTTAAGCGTCTTATTAAGTAGTCCGCCCTTAGTAATTTTATTAAAGTAGTCAAGATCAAACGGGATTCGGGGTGAGTCCTCATGGTAGAAGTCATATCGGTCAGCTACGTTCTCAATATAATCGTGACCGATATTCGTATCAAAAGAAACAGCCAGTGCCTTTGTAAGTATATCAGGTAAAGAGTTTTTAGTTAGCGTACTATGTTTGCCGTCGATGATACTTATACTCTCCATAATGGCATTGTACACAGCACGATCCTGACACCACTTCTCGGTAGTATCAAAGAGCCATTTATCATCAATAGCTTCTACTGCAAATATGTTTGGAATAATCTCTACAGCATGTTGATATTGTTCGTCATTAAATTTATCAGACTGGTCTACCTCGATTTTAAAAGATTCCTGTGTAGGCAATCTATTATATTTGGCGACGTACTTAGCAACCTCTTTAAATAGCTGCCTATAAACACCATCGAAATATTCAGGCTTTATAAACGGTAAAACCTTACGCATGAACTTCTCGTTAGTAAGCACATTGCGCAGGACTGTTTGCTCTATGTTAGCGTTCATCGCTTTCCTTTATTGAATTTTCTATTATGCCTAATAGTATCGAACCTGCGGTGAGTTGTAAATCCACATTATCAGAAGAATCACCAACAGGGGAATAATCCACCGAAAAGTCAAAATTTAAATGCTCGCCGTCTTCGGCCACCTTTATTGCACCAAAACTAATAACAGTTTCAACAAATTCTCCGGTTAGGATTCGGATATTCCAGTGATCGTCTCTGTCGGAGTTAGGGACTAATTCATAATCTATATTCTCTTTCATTTAGTGTAACACTTCACTAGGGTTAAAAGTTTTTACTTCAACCCTTAAATCAAACATAGTTTTTACCATTTTATTATAATCTTCTTCAGATAAAGAAGTTCTATAAAGTGACATACCAATAGTAGACATAACAGCAGCAACCATCATGGCATCAACTTTTTCTTCTAAGAGATTATTGGCTAAATCTATAAATTTATTATATGTAAACTTAAATTGTTCTTCTTCGTACATTCTTATACCTCTTCCACAATTGTGTCCATATCTATCGGTGCTTGGTAGCCAATACTATACTGCTTTTTTAGAAAATCTTTAAAATCAGTTTCAGCGAAGATTGGATCCCAGAATTCTTTTTCTAAAGTTTGTTCATACCGGACTTTCGAGCCGATCTCTCCAGTTTCTCTATCAACTGCAGCGTACCAACCGTTAGAAGGTTTATTAACATAACCACCGGCAAGAGCACAATCGAGTAAACCAGAAAAATTACGTACACCACCGTCCCAACTGACAGTGATAGGAATCTTAGACTTTTCTTTAACATATCGCGATTTCTCCACATTAATTACGAAGTGATACCCTTGAATTTCTGTACCCTTTTTATCTTGTTGACGACCAATGATCCAAATATTATCTGCGGAGTAGTAAATGCCCGTACCACCAGAGACAATAGCTTTAGGAAATAAACCCATTTCTTGATACGTATGGTTCACCGCTAATAGAGGAATATCTTTCATAGTCAGATAAGGTGTGCACATCCGAAATAAACCCTTAAGAGCTTTGGCTCTTGACATATCAGCTACAGATTTTTCGTTTAGAGCATCCTCTAATTCTTTCTTCGATGCCAAGTTACCAATAGAGTCTATAACGATAACCACACGATCGCCGCGATCAAGTTGTTCTAATTGTCCGATTAAATCGAATTTAAGCTCTTCCACGTTCGCGACAGGTGTGTGTAAAACACGGGATGTGTCAATATTGAATTGTTGAAAGTATGATTGTGGTGAACCAAACTCCGAGTCATAGAACAACATAACTGAATCTGGATATTTTCTCATATAGGCTTCAGCCATCAACAAGGCAAAAGAGGTCTTGAAATGTTTAGATGGACCCGCTAAGACTGTAAGTCCTGGGGTAAGGCCCCCATCTACAGAACCAGATAGTGCCACGTTAATCATAGGCACATCTGTTGGGATCATATCTTTTTCGGTAAAGAACTTAGAATCTGCTAAGACCTCTGTAGTCTTAATCTTACTATTTTTTTTAAGCTTGTCCATAATTGACATTTATCGTACTCTCTTTTATCTAATCCATATTAGGTTTAATTGTATCATATTATTAGGTCGATGTAAACCTCTTATAGGAATTCCCATTGTAGACCAGCTTCTTTAAACATTTGTAGGGTTTGCTCCGTCGACTCTTTCCATCTAGGATTAAAAGCATCACCCTTCATAATAACTCTATGAATACCAACCTGAATTATAGCCTTTGCACATTCGGAGCAACATGGCAACCCCCAGACATACATAGTTGCGTTGTGAAGGCTTACTCCATTGTATGTAGCATTATATATGCAATTAGCCTCTGCGTGAACGATGTATTTGTACTTTTGTTCTCGGTCTTTATACCTATCATCATCTGCTATATGCCTAGGGAATCCATTATATCCTGTGCTTAGTACTTCGCCTTTTCGACCAACTGCAATAGCCCCAATCTGACTCGATGGATCCTTAGACCAGGATGCGACTTGTTCAGCGAGTTTTAAATATCTTATGTCCCAATTATCCATAGAGCTTACTCCAAATGCTTTCGTTTAGTTGACGTTGACACATAGGTTCTTTACGAATCTTGTCGGTCTTTAGTGGATGTTTATCACGGTTAATAATTTCCGGTGGAAGTAAATAACCAAATGTTTGCTTCAATGCCTTCTTTTCACCGTTTCTTAGTCCGTATGGCAACGCAAGAGCATGCTTAACCATCTTGGGTGATAGGAATGGTGCTCTTAATTCTATAGTACTTTCCATCATGGTTCTATCAAGCTTAGGCAGATGATAATAAGGTAATTCACACCAGACGTCTGATGCTTGGCTATCATATTCTTTTGCTCGACGGTAACCACCGAATAGTTCGTCTGCACCATCGCCAGTAAGTACTGCGTGGAATCCTAAGTCTTTTAGTGCACGGGCC